CGGCCATAAGATCAAGGGCATATCAACCTTCTACGACCAAAACGGCAAGCCAATTCGCCAATGGGTCAAAAGCCAGACTGATGAAGAGCGTCAGTTTGAGATACTTATTGAGAGGATAGAGAGCGCCACTAAAAGCCTACCGAAATTTAAGCCCACCAAACCCCCAGCGTCCTCAGACCAAAATCTTCTATCCCTTCTAACGATCACGGACTTCCATCTCGGCATGAAGGCGTGGAAGGACTCAGATGGGGATGACTGGGACGTGAAGATTGCCCGCGATGTTTTCTTAAACTCAATACATGACATGATCAATGGAAGCCCCAAGTCTGGAGTCGGCATCTTGAACCAGCTAGGCGATTTTTTGCACTGGGATGGACTAGTGCAGGTAACGCCCACTTCTGGCCACCACCTCACAGGAGACGATAGATATTCGAAGCTGGTGGAGCTAACCATTAACGTAATGACTGAGGCTGTTCAGATCATGCTTAAGCGGTTCGGAAGGGTTGTCGTAGTTCAGGCAGAGGGCAATCATGACCTTGCCTCTAGCGTTTGGATGCGTAAATTCATAAAGCATCGGTTTGAAGATGACCCTCGAGTAGAGGTCATTGACAACGAATTTCCGTATTACGCCTACCAGCACGGAGATATCATGCTGGGGTTTCATCACGGTCACCGCATGAAAATGGCCCAGCTTCAAAAGCTGTTCGCCAGCGAGCCGAGGTTTAGGGAAATGTGGGGGCTCTGCAAACACGCGTACATCCATGTCGGGCACCTGCACCATGAGCGGGTCCTAGACGACGCTGGGGCCACGATAGAACAGCATCCTACCCTCGCGGCCCGCGACAATTACAGCAGTTCTCACGGGTACGTCAGTCAACGAGGCGCAAAGTGCATTACCTACGACAAGATAGAGGGTGAGGTATCGCGCATAACTGTGAGGCCAAGAGCATGATTGAATTAATGGGCGTGAAGTTGCCAAAGGGCGAGGCGATCCTACTAACGGCAGAGGTCGGCGGAGCGGTATCAGACTTATCAAACCCAAAGCTAACGGTTGTTTACACTGATACGTTTTCTGAGGGCATCACAATAAATATGACAATTAGCGATTTTTTTGATCTATGGATGTCATGCCTAATGACTGACCTTGAGGTCGTGGAAATAGCGGAGCCTGATAATGTCCATTAAACGAGATGCGGCAGATATTTGGTTTAGCAAGTGCGTAAGGGCCAGGGATGAGTATTGCCTTTATTGCGGCAGGCCAGACACCCTGGAGTGCTGTCATATTTACGGCAGGCGATCAAAGGTAGTGAGGTGGTCACTAGATAACGCTGTGACGCTCTGCCATGCCCACCATAGGCACTTTACGGAAAATCCTGTGGCTTTCCATGACTGGCTGACAAACACGCTAGGTGAGGGGCATATGGAGCTTCTCAGGGAGAAGGCTAGGGGGATTATGAAAACGGACAAAAAGCTCAGGGCCGAGATCGCTAAACACTACCGCGAAGAGCTAAAAATGCTTGAAAACGACCCAGAGTATACGGTTATAAGCTACAACTGACTTATAACTAAATGTTAGAAGACACAACAGGTGTGATGTGGCACTCTCTGAGGCATGAAAGTATTAGATTTATTCGCGGGTATCGGTGGGTTTACGCTTGGCTTAGAGCGAGCAGGCTTTGAGACCGTTGCGTTTTGTGAAATCGAGCCATATGCCCAGAAAGTATTAAAAAAACATTGGCCGGGAGTGCCTATTTATGACGATGTCAGACAACTTACAGCAGAGCGACTGGCTGCAGACGGAATTGGAGTCGATGTCATCACAGGAGGGTTCCCCTGCCAAGACATTAGCCTCGCAGGCAGGCAAGAAGGCATCAAAGGCGAGCGAAGTGGATTGTGGAGTGAAATCGCCCGTCTTATTAGCGAGCTACAACCCCGATACGCGATCATGGAAAACGTCACAAACCTCATTAGTGGCGACAGGGGACGATGGTTTGGACGAGTTCTTGGAGACTTGGCCGAGATCGGGTATGACGCGGAATGGCACTGCATACCAGCTTCCGCGATTGGTGCCCACCACCACAGAGATAGGATCTGGATTGTGGCCTACCCCACTAGCCCAAGAAGCGAAACATGGAGCTCCTACGGATTGGGAGATGAAGACAGACCACGCGGGGACTCGAAACAGCTTGAGAGTTCAAGTCAACAAACGTCCATTTTATTGGAGGACTCCCGATACGGGCAGTGGCGGGACTCCGAAAGCATTACTGCAAGGCAAGACACACAGAGAAAGCGGGAACGCTATACAGGTACGACTGAGCGACCAAGTGAAGATGTGGCCGACGCCCTCTACCCGCGATTACAAAGGGGGATACATTGGTGGGCGGATCAGGAACGGCAAAACAAGTTGGGACACTTTGGATGTTGCGGTACAACACACGGACAACCAAGACAAAATACATGGGACTCTGAACCCGACGTGGGTAGAGTGGCTAATGGGGTTCCCGCTAGATCACACCGACTTAAATGCTTAGGGAATGCAGTGGTTCCGCAAATACCTGAGTTAATTGGAAGAGCAATAATGGAGTTTGAGGATGACAGAAGCACAACACTATAAGGCCAGGGCGTCCATGTACCGAGCCATCACCTTCTCAATGATCGTCAGGCTTGAGGATGACGAATCAGTAATGCGCGATCTTATCCAGAAGTTTAGGGAGGTCGAGGCCAGCCCGGATTACAATTCACCAGAGTGGAGGGAAGCGAATGGCATTCCGTTCGATTGATGACCACCTGCTTGAGACCTTTGTGAGCCAAAAGTTCCATTGGAAAACTCTAAATCACGCGCAGCAGTTGTCTATGGCCGTTGAGCTTATGAAGCATCGTTATATGGAGCGCAAGCTGTATCGGTTCTTAGAGTCTGTGATAGAGGACAAAGAGTCGTGGAAAAAATACCGTGATTTGTTGGTAGAGGAGGCGAAGCGTGAAACGACAACTGCCGGATGATGATTACTACATGAGCCTGCAAGAGATTGCGGATGAGTTAGGCGTGACCCGGCAGGTAGTTTGGTCAATAGAAAAGCGAGCAATCGCAAAGATAAAAAATAAGCTAAAGGAGTGGAGTGATGGAGAGGAATGTATTGGTGATACCGCTAGTGGTGACGAGCCTTTTGTTAGTGCTGGCGGTGATGACTGGGGACTTCGAGGACTCGAAGCAAAGGGTAGAGAACTACTGCGAGATGCACCGGCTTTACCTCAAGTCGAATGGGGAGAATGGTTGGCCTGACTATAACGGCAACTATTCAGAGGTTTGCGGAGATTAGCATGGACTTTAATCATGTTTTTTTGCGGAGATTAGCATGAACCTAAAGCATGAAGGCATCGCAGCCATACTGGTCTTGTTGCTGATATCGGCAGGTCTTGAAGGATGTACAATGTATCAATTCTTTGATCCGCAATAAGGGTGGCTTAGTGACCAGGCAGTTTTATTGGATGGCTGAAGACTTTGAGGTCGATGACGCAAAATATGCGCTTGAGGCTGCTGAGAGCATGGCAAAGCGTTTTAAAACGGATGTGGTCATCCTGTTTGATTTAAGGACTAAGTTTGCCGATGAGCATCAAGGGAATTATTTAGAGATTATTAAGTACGAAGAACTCTAGCCCCAAAACTCCAAGGGCGAGCCGTGGCGTCTGAAGGCTAAATGAAGTGCAAGGGGCTTGTATTCATGGGTGCCAATTTAGCCATCCACGGCATGAAATCATAGGGGAAGATTATGCGGCAGGCGGTAGTATTGGATTGGAGACCAGTAGCCTACGGTGAGATGCCAGACGTTGAGGGTACGTATTTAGTTGCCTTTAGCGATGGGACGGTAGAAAGCTGGCCGATGTCCATACAAGAGATCAACGCCGGGGAAGTAAGGACAAGCCTAATCACCGGAATGTATTGGGCGCATCCGATACCGCATCCTGACCCATAAAGTCACAATGTGACAAAAAACGTCACTTGTGGTTAAATTTTAACCAAATTAGTCAAAAGGTTAAGTACAAAGTATGCCTAGCAGAAAGGGTTCACCTAACAGAAACAAGCAATTCCTGCTCAATCGGCTCAAAGATATCTATGGGGATGACTTCGATCCCATCATTAAGATGGCTGAGCAAGCCGCAGAGATACACAAGGCAGCCGTAAAGAGCGAGGATATTGAGGATCGGAAGGATGCTGTAGTGGCCTGGGAGAAGATCGCCAAGTACACGACGCCTGCGCTAAAGGCCATTGAGGTAGACGTTACCTCGGGTGGTAATGACCTGCCTACGATCATAGAGCTTGTAGCCAAGAAGTGAAGACCGGGATAGAGCTACCACCCAAGCTGGTGGATCTCTTTGAGGGTGAGGCTCGCTACCGTTGCGCTTATGGTGGCCGGGGATCAGGTAAAACGCGGTCATTTGCAATTATGGCCGCCGTCCGGGGCTATATGTGGGGAAGAGAAGGACGCCAGGGACAAATCCTATGCGCTCGTGAGTTTATGAATAGTCTTTCTGATTCATCCTTTGAGGAGGTCAGGGGGGCCATAGAATCGCACGATTTCCTCTCGGCATACTACGAGGTAGGGGATACGTTTATTCGCTCAAAAGACCGGAACGTAGACTTTGTATTCGCGGGTCTGCGTAGGAACCTCGATTCCATTAAGTCTAAGGCCCGGATATTGCTGTGTTGGGTGGATGAGGCTGAGACTGTTAGTGAGACGGCTTGGATGAAGCTAATCCCCACGATTCGTGAGGAAAACAGCGAGTGCTGGGTGACATGGAACCCAGAGTCCAAGCTATCAGCGACGCATAAGCGGTTCCGGGAAAATACGCCGGACGACGGCAAGATCATCTCCATTAACTGGGACGAGAACCCATTCTTCCCTAACGTGCTGAACCAGGCGCGATTAGAGGACTTCAACAAGCGGCCAGAGACCTACGATCATGTCTGGGAAGGGTCTTTCTTGACACATCACGAAGGCGCGTATTATTCGCTTGAGATGCGAGACGCTAACGCTGAGGGTAGGATTACGGCGGTTCCTTACGAGCGATCTTCTGGCGTTGTGACGGCATGGGACTTGGGGATAGGTGATACAACCGCGATATGGTTCGCCCAGTTTATTGGCCCAGAGGTCAGACTGATAGACCATTATGAGGCGTCTGGCGTTGGCTTGGATCATTACGTCCGGGTCTTGCAAAGCAAAGGATACGTCTACGATCAGCACATTCTTCCGCATGACGTTAGAGTCCGAGAACTAGGGACTGGCAAGTCGCGGCTTGAGACGTTACAAGGGTTGGGGCTTAACAACATTCAGATAGCGCCACAGCTTAATGTGGACGATGGAATACAGGCAGTGAGGTCAATGCTGCCGTTATGCTGGTTTGACGCTGAGAGGTGCGATCATGGTATTGAGGCGCTTAGGTCATATCACCGGGAGTATGACGATAAGAACTTGGTGTGGAAGGGTCGCCCTAGTCATGACTGGTCTAGTCACAGTGCTGATTCATTCCGATACCTTGCTGTTGGATACCGCAAGACCTCAAACTGGGGCGAGCCGATCAGAAGAAATCTCCGAGGCATAGCGTGATATAATTGAGTCCCACGCACTTTCTGGCTTGCTTGTATGGCTGACAATCCTTTTAAGGACTATGGTTTTTTTAATGCGCTCTGGGAGTCAAATCCCATGACCGTAATAAAAAACCCCATTGATGTCATGCAGCATATTAGCTTCCCTCAAGCCATGAGCGATAGGATTCAGCGAAAGTATCCAGAGCTTGGCCCTCGCGTTGACCGGGGTCTTTTGGATATGGCGCTTAACTTTGCTGGGGGATACGACTGGGCCGCAAGAGAAGGCATCACGCCAGAGGTCGCTAAGGAAATGGCTAGGGCGTATCAATACCGTCATTATGACAGTCGGCCAGAGGATTCTATCCAAGACTATTACGAGAACGTGGCTGGCATTGACGCCTTTACAGGCAATCGAGTATCTAACGAGGCGCTCATTGATATGGCGCTGCGCTACGCAAGAGAGAAGGCAGGGCAGTAATGGGCTTACTAGCTCAGCTAATTACAGAATCTCCAAAGATAGCCAAAGGGCTGTATGACGATATCTATAATTGGTACGTCTCTCGTGGATACCCTGAGTCCGTTGCTGAGAGGATTGTTTCTGGCGAGTTGCCGATGGATTCCGAAAGCATTGCTAAAAGAAGGGCGGAGTTTGGAGGCGATACATTTTATAAAGGAATGTACCCATACGATTGGACTAAGGAATCTGGTGATTACAAAGGGCCGGTTATATCTGAGATAAACAGAACAACGCCATTCCCTTCTTTTGGTGGCAGCGATGGCGATGTTGATATAGCTGGATTTATGTCAAAAGATCCGGATGTAGCTAGTAGATTTGCTGGCCCCAACCTTATGCAATCAGGAGCTGTTTTTCCGCTATTAAAAAAAAGTAATTCTGAGCATATTATTG